TCCTTGATACCCTTGCGAAACAGATCACCCTCTGCCTTGACTGCCTTACCCTCTGCACTTGTATCATTGTGCTTGAGATCAAACCAATCAAACCCTGACCATTGCTCATTCAATACTTGGGCATAGGTTACATTAGCGCCATAAGTAGATTCGTATTGTGCTACTACTTTGCTACGGGCATTAGCTACTAACTCTGACATGTTGTATTCCATTTTGACATCTCCATAACAATGTTAGGTTTTAATCAGTCCTAACTTACTGCCCTGCTATGACTCTATTATACTCAATTTGTGTTACAAAATCAAGCCCAATGGAAACAATAATTACCCCTCCCCTAACAATGTTAGGCAATGCGAAGCAAGCATACCCCGACCCCCCAAAATAAAAAGAAGGAGTCCCACCTCACCTATACACACTAATTTGCACGTTAGATCACACCAAATAGAATCTAGCTTCTTAAGCGATAACGACTTGCACCCCATGCCTCACAAAGCTCCTACAAACACGTCGTACAGACCTTAACCCCCCTCCCCCTACTCTAATATCCAGATAGCTGGCATTAAGTACTCCCTAGAAACACCCCCCTTACCTTTTCTAATCGCAAACCCCCCGGGTAATATTTTGCAAAAAATTAAAAAAACTATACAGATCAAAAAGATATGCATAAAAAGTGCATGAAACTTTAATAAAACTGATACCCATAGGTATCAAAACACTTGCCAAATTCCAACCTATAGGTATCATGTTGCACCGCAACAATTGTGTGATATACTACACAAAAGGTTCCAAAACGGAACCCAACTTAAGGAGAAAACTATGTTTGATTTCACTAAACAAACTAAGCAGTTCGAAGAATTGGCAAAGCGCCTACAAGAAGTAAACGAGTTCTGGATTAATTCCGTGATCTCATCAACTAAAGAATTCTTTAATACAAGCAAGACCAAGTAAAGAGTTCTTTAATAAAAGCGTGTGTATAATACACACAAGGTACTTAGTCACGTGAGGACCTAAGGGGCGATAGAAACTGTTGCCCCTTTTTTATTTTTTGTTATACTCCACACATCTGGGACGCACCTATCGTCACTGCAAGGACTTATGACAATTAATATTGAGCCTACTAAGGATCACCCTATACCGTACTCGGAAGAGAACGACAAACCCACTTCGTTTGCTGAAGCGATGGTGGTATCTGGTAACACAGCAGACCTAATAGAAGCATTAGGTACACCCCCTGAAATTAGTAAGGATGATGCTCTTGCCACGATCAACACGTTAAAAGAAGCAGTCAAAAGCCAAGACCCCAAAAAGCTAAACACCCCACCGGTGGCATTTGCTGCCAGAGAATTCCTACGGGTATACAGCGGAAGGCTTGCAATGGAGGTAGCCGACGTACGCTCGGCACTAACTAATAGACTCCTAGAAATAGCAGGTAATGATGATGTGAAGGTGGCATTAAAAGCAATTGAGCTCCTAGGAAAGCATTCCGATATAGCCTTGTTCACCGAGCGCTCCGAAGTGACGGTCAACTACAAAACCTCTAATGATCTAGAAAGTGCAATCAAAGACCGTATTAAAAGGTTGATGAACGCTGAGAAAGTCAGTGGTCCCTCAGTTAGCGATATAGACGTAGATGATGTGCTGGGCATAGTAGATATGCCACGAGAGAAACCAACGGAAGAGGGTTCGGATGTCACTTGATGTTCTGTCTGGCGGAATCTCCCTGGGGGATGTGTTAAAGGTTCTTCCTAACTTAACGGAAGGGGAGCAAGCTAAACTCCTAGAAGACCTAGAACTACTAGAACAGCTAAGGGGCAAAGAATTAGCCCAAGAGAAGTTCATGGCGTTCGTGCGCAAGGTATGGCCCAACTTTATTAACGGTAGGCACCATGAGAAGATGGCAGCCGCATTTGAGGAGGTAGCAAATGGAACATGTAAACGGCTTATTATTAATATGCCTCCTCGTCATACTAAGTCTGAATTCGCTTCTTACTTATTACCAGCGTGGTTTCTGGGTAAGTTCCCCGGTAAAAAGGTTATTCAAACGTCTCATACAGCAGAGCTTGCGGTGGGCTTCGGACGTAAAGTCCGTAACCTTGTGGATTCCGACATATATAAGTCTATCTTCCCTGGAGTTGGATTACAGGCTGACTCTAAAGCTGCTGGGCGGTGGGCAACGAACCAGGGGGGAGACTATTTTGCTATCGGTGTGGGCGGTGCGGTCACGGGTAAAGGCGCGGATATCCTCATTATTGATGACCCTCACTCAGAACAAGAGGCAACCCTAGCCGAAACTAACGCTGAGGTGTACGACAAAACGTACGAGTGGTATACATCTGGTCCAAGGCAGCGTCTACAACCAGGCGGTGCGATCATTGTGGTTATGACCAGGTGGTCTAAGAAGGATTTAACAGGTCAAGTTATCAAAGCAGACGCCCAAAGAGGCGGTGAAGGATGGAAAGTCATTGAATTTCCAGCACTTTTTGATGAAGATAAACCGTTATGGCCCGAATTTTGGTCAAAAGAGGAGCTTACAGCCCTTAGAAACGAGCTTCCAGTCGGAAAATGGATGGCTCAGTACATGCAACAGCCAACTTCTGACGTCTCGGCGATCATTAAACGGGAATGGTGGAATGTTTGGGAGGATGAAGAGCCTCCATACTGCGAATTTACGATTATGTCTTGGGATACAGCGTTCTTAAAGACAGAAAGATCAGACTATTCTGCATGTACGCACTGGGGAGTGTTCTATAAACCAGATGATCGTGGCGTAAATCAAGCAAATATTATTCTATTAAATGCATTCAAAAAGCGTATGGAGTTTCCAGAACTTAAACAGAAAGCAAAAGAAGAATATGACTATTGGCAACCAGATGCGATGATAATTGAGGCTAAAGCTTCGGGTGCACCACTGGTATTTGAGCTTCGAGCAATGGGTATTCCAGTACAAGAATATACACCGAGCAAGGGTAATGATAAAATTGCCAGACTAAATAGTGTTGCAGATATATTTGCTTCTGGTAGAGTATGGGTACCGGGTACACAATGGGCCGATGAGTTGGTGGAAGAAGTAGCTAGCTTCCCGTCAGGCGAACATGACGACTTAGTGGACTCGATGACTCAAGCATTATTGAGGTTTAGACGTGGCGGATTCATCAGGCTAGATAATGATGAGCAGGAAGATATTAAACAGTTTAGGCGCAGAAGGCCTTACTACTAAAGGTACAGAACATGGCAATTGATAAAGGTTTATATGCGGCCCCTATGGGTATGGAGCAAATGGCTGGGGAAGAAGCTCCATTAGAGATCGCTATTGAAGATCCGGAATCAGTTGAAATTGGTATTGATGGAAAGACCCTCCTAAGAATTGAAAAAGAAGAAACAGCAGCAGAAGAGTTTGCAGAGAACTTAGCTGAGTATATTGATGACTCAGAGCTACAGATGTTAGCTTCTGATTTATTAGGTGATTTTGAAGATGACGTAGCATCTCGTAAAGATTGGATGCAAACCTACGTTGATGGTCTAGAACTCCTAGGCATGAAGATTGAAATTCGTGCAGAACCCTGGGAAGGCGCTTGCGGTGTGTACCACCCGATCATGAGTGAAGCGCTTGTTAAGTTCCAATCCGAAACAATGATGGAGACTTTCCCAGCAGCAGGTCCAGTTAAGACTGAGATCATTGGAAAAGAAACCACAGAGAAAAAAGAAGCAGCAGCTCGTGTAACTGCTGACATGAACTACCAGTTAACAGATGTAATGACGGAATACCGCACTGAGCATGAGCGCATGTTGTGGGGTTTAGGTCTATCTGGTAATGCATTTAAAAAGGTCTACTATGACCCAAGTCTAGAACGTCAGGTATCGTTGTTTGTACCGGCTGAAGATGTGGTTGTTCCTTATGGTGCAAGCAATCTTGAGACTACCCCACGCATGACACACGTGATGCGTAAGACAGAGAATGAACTTCGTAAACTACAAGTAGCGGGATTTTATCGTGACATCGACCTTGGCGACCCGGTTAATTCGATGGATGACGTCGAGAAAAAAATTGCGGAGAAGATGGGCTTCAAAGCAACGACGGACGACCGATTTAAAATCTTAGAAATGCAAGTGAACTTGGATCTGAAAGGATATGAGCACAAGGATGACG